AACTGTCTCAAAAGTGACCATAAGCTCTCCTGAATCAGGAGAGCAGATTACCCCCTGGATCTGATTTCAGGCGTTGGGTGTGGATCACTATTGCACCGTTCGTGACAGTCGGCACAGTGGCTGGAGGTATTTATGATGCGGTAACCGGTTGGAATGATACAGAAGCGCAACGTCGAGCGTTTGGGCTTAAATCAGGACAAGATCCATCATTCCAGCAAAAAGCCGCTTATACGTTAGCTAATGTTCTTGATATGGGGGGACTGGTATCTGGTATTAGCAGCGCCATTGGTGAGGTTCTCAAATCACTTGGATTTGAGGATATCGGCAATATGTTGCAATCATTTTCGACGGAAAGTATTGCCCAGGCCATTGATAGTGGGATTACCAACTTAGAAACATATATTTCTAACCTTGGCGACACCATTTCTACCAAGTTCGATGATTACACAGCAAAGATTGGTGATGCTGTTTCAGCATGGTTTAGCGATACATCTAATAAGCTGCTTGAAAAGCTGGATGCCATCAAAGACTTCTTTACTGTCGATAACCTGAAACAGGTTTTCAGTGATGCAATTGATAGTGCAATTGATTTCATTAAGAACCCAGGGAAACACATTAAAGAGGCGGTTGGTAATATTTGGGATGGGGTTAAAAATTTACCAGGTAAAGCATTAGATGCAGCGGTTGATGCCGTTAAAAATACCCCTGCGGCAATGATTGTATCAAAAATACCCAATCCGATCGGCGAGGCTAATGCGAAAGAAATCACTCCAGAGTTAAAAGCTCCGGTTAATAGCCACCAGGAGACGTCTGATTCTAAAACTGAATCCGATGCCAAACAGAGTAATATTGCTACCCGCGTGATAAATGCGGCACTGGACACAGCGAAAGATAGCAATAAAACAGTTAAACAAACTGCCAATCAGATTATCAATGCAAATGCCGTAGAAACGGGCAATAGCGCGTTGCAGAAAATTGATAAAGCTATTGGTCAAAATAGCTCGTCATCATCGTCGCTTAATACCACTGGCACCAGGAATGACATTCAGAAAGCTGCGGATACTTACAACAATGGCAACTTAGATGTAAAAGTCGGAAGTCTTGGCGCTGAAGGTAAGGCAAATCTCGATAAGTTGGCTCCGTATTTTGCCGAACTAGAGAATAAATACGGTCTTCCAGAAGGCACTCTTTACGCGATTGCTGCAACTGAATCTGGTGGTAATCCGTATGCAAAATCCCAAACCGGTGCTCTGGGGATGTTTCAGTTCACGGGGATTGCTCGTGAAGAGACTGGCTTAGCTGAAGGTGAATCGTTTGATCCTGTGAAATCGGCAGAAGCTGCGGCTCTTCTCATGAGCAAGTATCTGAAGCAAGCCAATGGAGACTTAAACGAGGCCATCACTGCATATAATGCTGGGTTTGGCACTATTAATAAGTGGAAAAAAGGCACAGGTGACTTATCGAAAGAAAACCGTGAGTACGCGATCAAGGTCAATACTCATCGTGCTCGCTATTTAGGTGGTGAAATCTATACACCAGGGGCAGGAGCACAGGGGGGGGCGCAATATGGAGTGAGGGGACCACTGCCTGATAACGCCGTTATCGATCAGTCTACTGGCCTGGCGTTTACCCCTGGTGATAGCCCGTTTGAGAAGGGCGGTCTGGTAGACAAAATCGGTAATGCTGTTGGCGTTAACGATCTGGTCAACAAATTCATGAATGGTCGGGGGATGCGTCGAGAAGTCGTCCAGGGAACCCTCGAAGAACGTGCACGAGGAAATGGGACCGCAACAGCAGCTGGCAATGTGTATGTTGATACTCAGACGCCAGTTGAAGAGGCGCGTCCAGTGGCCAGCAACTCAAGTTACTTTGACCAGCTCGGCGCACAAATGGGGATTGATGGACTGTATGACAAACTCATTAATGCCCGGGGAATGCGCTCAAATAATTCTCCTCAACCAGCATCCACGTTCCAGGTGACGACTGCCGCCAACGATTTGCAGCAACCAACCGGTCGTATGCAGATAGACGGACAGGTTATTAGTGACCTTGGCGGCTCCGGTGCCAAGCCGACAATGCAGTTGGCTGATAATACCGTTTCACTTGATGGTGAAACGAAGCGGCTGTTTGCGCAGATGACCTCATTGCTTGCCAGGATTGAAGAGCACACCAAAGACTCGGCGAAAGGCCAGGGAACTGTCGTAAAGGTCAGCACGCCTCAGCCGGGCGTTATGCGCACGGTACCACTGTCAATTGATGATCCGTTGATGAATGACTACGCGAGAGTTGATTGATGGCCAACAATAACGAAATTGATCCTTTGCTGACGCTGGAGTTATCCGGCGTAAAAACGTATGAGTCCCAGGAGGAGGCCTGGGGCGCTCGTTTATATGAGTGGCTAAACACTTATCAGGGTGAGGTATACGGAGATCCGTCATGGGGCAATGTTTTACCGCAGTTTAAACACGAACCGACCAACTTGTCGCATGTTCAAATTGCGGTTGAGGCAATGCTGTTGCAAAAACTGACGGTAGATTTACCTGACATACCGATTTCTGGCTTGTCAGTAGCCGAGGGAGATGCTTTTGATAAGTTGAAAATATCCATTCGTATCAGGGATATAACTATCACACAGGACGTGGTGCTATGAGTAAAACAACACCGACTAAAGACAGTATTCGTGCAGAGTTTGAAGAGCTTGTCGAGAAAGATTCATTCTGGTCGAAGTTTGTCGGCTCTCAATTTGTCTCGATGCTGACATTGTTTATTACCCAGATTGTCTACAGGTGCTTTCAGTATGCCGATGCGGCGCTGGCTGAAGGCTTTATATCGACCGCGACGCGGCGTTCCTCTATCCTGGCAGCGGCAGAAACGAATAGTTACGTTGGTACCAAGCCAACACCGTCATCGGGGATGATTGAGATCACCGCCACAAGTGAAGATGCCCCAGCGGTAATCCCCAAAAACATGCCTTTAATATCTGACGACCAGTATCCTTACATGACTATGGATGTATGCAGGTTGGTTGACGGCACCGGTACGGTAGAAGTGGCACAGTTGGAAATCCAGGAGGTGACATATACCGTTACGGCAGCCAAAGAATTTCTGGAAGTCGTGTTATCAAAGGCTCTCACTGCTGTCTGCTATAAGCTGGAAGTATTCGTGACGACCGATGGTAAGACCACGCAGTGGTCTTCCAGCACTATGTTCCGGTTAGCCGGTAGTAAAAGCCAGGTCTACGTTGAGTTTTATAAACCATCCGAACAGTTGGGTGTCCGATTCGGCGATGGGCTAATTGGGCAAATACCGCCAGAAGGCTCGACAATTACGCTTAAGGTATGGTGCACCAACGGAGATATAACCTTGGTTGCTGGCCAAAATCTGACGCCTGTCGATTCTGCGGCTAATTTAGCTAATTTGATTTCAGTTAAGACAACGACACCCATAACCGCAGGTACCGATGCCGAAACAACGGAGATCACACGTAATCGTGCACAATATTACCTTGCCTATGATGATCAGGTCGTATGGGGCGGGGACTATACGTATTTTCTGGTGCGTAACATCCCGGGACTGTCCTGGGTAAAGGCATGGGGCGAAGGCCAGCAAGAGAAATTAGATGGTGCTTATAATGTTCGGAATATCAATAAGATATTTATTTCAGGATGGCATCCAAACAAAAGCCAGTCAGAGCTTGAAGAAATGATCCTGGCTGCCTTTAAGAAGGTGCCGAATGAGTTGAACAAGAAATTCTCGTATAAAGAGGTCAGAAAACTACCCTTTAAGATCACCATCACCGGGCGGATATCGGCAAGCCTGACCATTGAGAACGTGACTGATGAGCTGAAGTCGGCACTGGAAACAAAATTTGGGCGTGACTCAACTTTCTTTGATCCGAACCGTGTCGGCAAGTACATCCTAATCAAGAAAAAAGACGTTTGGGCATTTATCGAAACGCTGGGTTATTTCCGCGACTTTTATCTGGAATTTGTCGAGTGGAATGAGTCCAACGGCTTTTACGATTTCGTTTATCTGGATACAGAAAACTCCACCTTTAATATTTCGTATGAGGAGGAGTGATGCAGCGTTCCTGGTTTAATAACCGGCTTACATCAGCTAAGCAAAAGTCATTGCTCTATAAATCATTGGCTGATTTGGTTCAGTCAATGATGGATACCTTTGTTGACCCATGGTTGGAGCGAATTACCAACCGGAAGTCTATTTTTTCCATGAGCAAGGAGGATCTGGAGACCAGGACAAATGAACTTGGCCAGTTCTTTACTATCAGAACGTCGAACTCATCTTCCGTTCCGATGTTGTTACAACAGCGTCTTGATGAGATTCACTTTAAGGGGACTGAACGCCCTATAAACCAGACAATTTACCGCGAATTTAACGGTATTTCTGTTTTATGGGATCCGATATATGCACCGGTGGACCTTGAGCGTCATCCCTATGGCACGGTTCTAATACCAGAAAGCACACTGGAGACTACCGGCGGCACATTCGGCGAGATGTTTCTGACTTCCAGAGGGATGATCAGTATTCCCATAAACGACCTGGCCCGGACAATGGGGATTACTGGCACGATAGATCAGTCCGCAATTACAGAAGAAATTCTCAGAAAGTTTAATCAGTTCGTAAAGCCTCTACTGCCACTGCATATAGTGTTTGATGGGCTTACGCTCTATTTGTCGGTTGTTGTAAATGAACAGGCCGACATGATCACTTTGAACGAGATTTCTGATACCGAAAAAGCATTCTGCTGGTTTGAAACTTCGGATACAACTTCGCTTACTGGAGTTACGTCGATTAGCGCCCCGATCACCGCAACGCCTGGTGGTACTATTGTGAAAGCGACACCTACGTTTGATCGCACACGCGCAGATGATTTGTTGCTGGATAGCGACGCCTGACAATCACCCCGTCCGCAGGGCGGGGTGACAAGTTACTTCTCTTACAATGAGGCTTCACAACATTGATTAGGGAAAATCATGTCTGACGTCTCAACAAACCTCTATAAGAGTCAGTTGTTGGACTATTACTATCAGCGGCGCGCTGAATCGTCCATTAACAAAGGCTCTCGATTTTTAATCAGCAAGGCCGTTTTCGGTACCAGTTCGCTGGTTACTAAGAAAGGAGATGGCACTTATGAGATTGGAGAACTGCCAAAGGCTTTCGATCTGGCAGAACTGACCAGTCAATTTTGCACCATCAACCTCGTGCCAACCTACTCAGGTGGGATAATTACTGTCCGAATGGACCTTGATCAAAGCCAGTTGCAGGAAGGGAAAAACTACCCATTCAACACTCTGGTTGTTCTGGATAACGAGAACAAGCCAATCGCCATTATTTGTGTCCAGGAAGACTCGCTGTATGTGGGCAAAACATATACCGCAGTTATGGCCATAAACACGACTACAGCATAAGGATATGCTTAATGAATGACGTTACAGTTGTCACATCGGTTACTTACCCATCACCCGAGTCGTTGGCTCTGGTGGCTGATGTGCAATACCACGAACCATATCTGTCAGCCGCGCTAAACCGAAAATTCAGGGGGATTGTTGACCCGGGATTTTATGCCGGTTTCTTACCTAAGCCTGGCGGTGGGATGAACCTGTTAATCACCTCAGTGGATGGTGATAAAACCGCAGGCGCGGCGTCGGTGGATATTGGTGAATTCTACCAGGTAACTATTCAGCAACGTAAGGATATTTCTCTTGCACTTAGTGCAGGCAAGAAATATGCAATTGTGCTGAAGGGAAGATACCTCCTTGGAGAAGATACCTATCAGGTGAATACCGCGTCACATATTCATGCGGCTGAATTTGTTGCCAGAATCTATACCGATTCATATCAGTTAGGTGATGGGGAGCTGCTTGTTTGTACGGTGAATATCCCTGCTGGTGTATCTGCTATTACCCAGGAGATGATTGATACATCCGAGCGTATCAACCGCACGATCGGCATTGATATTTCAGACTCTGTAACCAGTACCAGAAGTGATGTTGCTGCAAGTTCGCTGGCAGTTAAAAAAGCCTACGATCTGGCGAAAAGCAAGTATACGGCGCAGGATGCAAGCACAACGCAAAAGGGATTAGTTCAGCTCAGTAGCGCAACTAACAGCGACAGCGAAACAATGGCGGCTACCCCTAAAGCTGTTAAGTCTATAAAAGATCTGGCTGATACCAAAGCGCCAATAGAAAGCCCGAGTCTGACAGGAACGCCAACCGCGCCGACGGCAGCGCAAGGTACAAACAGCACGCAGATCGCAAATACAGCCTTTGTTAAGGCAGCTATAACTGCACTTATCAACGGTGCGCCTGGCACACTGGATACGCTGAAAGAAATAGCGGCTGCGATCAATAACGACCCGAATTTCAGCACAACTATCAACAATGCTCTGGCTCTTAAAGCTCCTTTAGCAAGTCCTGCATTAACGGGAATACCTACTGCGCCTACGGCTGCACAGGGCACAAACAATACGCAGATCGCTACGACTGCTTACGTACGGGCTGCTATCTCTGCATTGGTCGGCTCATCACCTGAAGCTCTTGATACCCTGAATGAGCTTGCAGCAGCACTGGGCAATGACCCGAACTTTGCGACAACAATGACAAATGCGCTGGCAGGGAAACAGCCACTTGATGCAACTTTAACCGCGCTTGCTGGTCTTGCGACAGGTGCAAATAAATTGCCGTACTTTACCGGTACAGACACTGTTTCTCAGACTGACTTAACGTCAGTCGGTCGCGATATTCTGGCCAAAACAAGCGTTCTTGCTGTTATCCAATACCTTGGTTTAAGAGAACTCGGTACCAGCGGTGAAAAGATCCCCCTGTTGAGCACGGCTAACACATGGAGTGCACGCCAGACTTTCAACGGTGGGATCACCGGGGCGCTGGCGGGGAACGCCGACACCACGACGAAATTAAAAACAGCCAGAAACATTAATGGCGTCAGGTTCGATGGTTCGGCTGACATTAATATCAATACTCTGGTATCTCGCGGTCGCGTAACGGCCCTGGAGGCGAATGCACAGGGAACATCCGGGATTCAGCTGTATGAGGCATACAACAATGGCTACCCTTCTCCCTATGGGAATGTGCTTCACCTTAAAGGTGCCACCGCTGCTGGCGAAGGCGAGTTATTCATTGGCTGGAGCGGCACGAGCGGTGCCCATGCGCCCGTACATATCCGTTCGCGGCGGGATACTGATTCTTCCAATTGGTCTGACTGGGCGCAGGTCTATACGTCAAAAGATTCAATTCCCGGCGTCAATGCCAAAGGGGATCAGGATACCTCCGGCAATGCTGCTACGGCGACCAGATTGCAGACGGCGCGCACTATTAACGGTGTTTCGTTTGATGGTTCTAAAGATATTGAACTTAACCCACGGTCTATAGGCACAATCAACTCCACAACAATGTCTTTTAGTGGTGGTGCAGGATGGTTCAAGCTGGCAACTGTAACCATGCCGCAGGCAAGTTCTGTTGTTTCAATTACGTTGATTGGTGGCGCGGGATTTAACGTGGGGTCACCTCAACAGGCAGGTATATCTGAACTTGTTTTGCGTGCAGGTAACGGTAATCCGAAGGGGATTACTGGTGCTTTATGGCAGCGCACATCGACAGGGTTTACAAATTTTGCCTGGGTTAATACATCTGGTGATACTTACGATATTTACGTTGCAATCGGAAATTATGCGACTGGTGTAAATATTCAATGGGATTATACCAGTAATGCCAGCGTGACGATTCATACGTCACCAGCATATTCTGCTAATAAGCCGGAAGGGTTAACGGACGGTACAGTTTATTCACTCTATACGCCATCAGAGCAGTTTTATCCGCCTGGCGCACCAATCCCGTGGCCATCAGATACCGTTCCGTCTGGCTATGCCCTGATGCAGGGGCAGACTTTTGACAAATCTGCATACCCGAAACTTGCAGCCGCTTATCCGTCAGGCGTGATCCCTGATATGCGTGGCTGGACGATTAAGGGCAAACCCGCCAGTGGTCGTGCCGTATTGTCTCAGGAACAGGACGGCATTAAATCACACGCCCACAGTGCCAGTGCATCCAGTACGGATTTGGGGACGAAAACCACGTCGTCGTTTGACTACGGAACTAAATCAACAAATAACACAGGTGGTCATAATCACGGTGTTGGTGAAAATGTTTCTGTCAGTGCCGGCAGTGGCAAAACAGTAAATATGAGTACCGGCACCGTAAATCTTTACACCAAATCTGCTGGTGCGCATGCGCACACTGTCGGCATTGGTGCTCATATGCACACTGTTGCTATTGGTTCACACGGACACACCGTCACTGTTAACGCTACTGGTAACGCAGAAAACACCGTCAAAAACATCGCATTTAACTATATTGTGAGGCTTGCATAATGACTTTTAAAATGAGCGATAAAGCACGGACCATTCGTGTATTTAATTTTCTTGAAGATACAAAAGAATTTATCGGCAGTGGTGACGCTTATATACCGCCTCATACCGGATTACCCGCAAACTGTACGGATATTGTACCGCCGGAAATCCCCGAAGGTTTTACAGCAATGTTTGATACTGCTGACAATTCATGGCGTCTGGTTGAAGACCATCGGGGGGAAACGGTTTATTCAACAGAAACCGGAAATGCAGTCCCGATATCTGAACTGGGGGAACTTCCTGAAAATGGCACATTTATTGCACCAGACGGAGAATACCAGCGCTGGGATGGCAGCCAGTGGGTGACGGATGAAGAGGCGAAGCGCTGATGAATCCCCTAATGATTTTGGTAAAAATCATTAAGTTAAGGTGGATACACATCTTGTCATATGATCAAATGGTTTCG